GCCGAGCAGGCGGGCAAGGGCGGTGCGCGTGTAGCCCTCGTCGAGGAGCAGGCTGATGAGCTGCCAGGTGCGGGCAGCGCTCACCAGTGCAGCGTCGCCGCGGCAGGCCGTGGTCACGGCGAGGATCCTCCGGGCGGTGCGCGCGCGGATGCGCTTGCGCTCGCCGGTCCGAATCGAGAACACGATGCTCGTCGCGAGGTTCGCCGCTTCCGCGACCATCTTGTAGCAGGCGCCGCAGCGCGGGCAGGTGGTGATGTGAGTCACGGCCGATAGACCCCGTCGCCGCTGTTGAGCGCCTCACCGAGGGGGTCGGGGGCGTCTGCCATACGGAGTAGCGCGTCAGCTAGTTCGATCAATTCCTCGTAGTCGCCTCGTTCGCTGGCAGTCCCCTCAATCCACTGGTCATCGCATGTGTTGCAGTCGTAGATCGTCTGCGCTTCCCGATCCAGCACTTTGGCCGCGCGGCGGAGGATCTCGTTGTGTGTCATGCCGCCTGCCCCTGCAGAGGCAGCTTCTCCTGCCCGCCGTCCGTCAGCACCAGCGCCACGCCGCACTCGCGCCCGAGCAGCGGTTCGGCATCGCCGGCTTCGTCGCCCGCGACGAGCCAGGTGATGGTGCCGGCGAGCAGCCCGCCCTGCTTCGTGAACGTGATTTCGAGGTTGTCGAACGTCGCCTCCGTGATGGCGATTTCCGCCGGCTCCGGACCGTGGATGCGCCCGGTCGCGCTCAGCGAGACCTTGTGCAGGACGAGCGTCCACACCCCGAGCGGCGCCCCGAGCTCGTCAAAGAACGCCTCCGACCAGCCCTCGATGCGCTCGCACAGCGCGTCGATCTCGCGGCGCGTGACGAAGCAGTCGGTGACCTTCAGGTGCGCGACGGTCTGCTCGGTCTTGTCCTCGGCCTTCTCGCGGCGGATGGCGAGGCCGGTGCCGACCTTGCCGGTGGTGCGTAGGGTGATGGTCATGCCACGCACTCCTCGTTGAGCTTGTGGTCGCCGCACCAGTCGATTGAGAACACAACCGGGTAGCCGGTCATCGTCGGCGCGTGGCGGCGGCAGCGGCCGACCTGCTTCGGCTCGGCGCCGGTCACCGCCACTGGGGCGGGCTTGGCGACGTGCATGTGGCACGTCGAACATCGCATGCGTGCGCTGCGGTGAATCCATGGATCTTCGGACATGTTGATTCCTCTCGTGGTTGGTGGGGCCGGCGCGTCCTTGATCGCGAGGCCCTTGCCGACGGTGATAATGGTCTCGAGGTGGAGGTTCATGCGGTCTCCCTGGTGAAATCGCCCTGCGGCGGTTTGGATCCGGGCCAGATCACTGAGGGCCCATCTAAGGGCACGCTGCCGCTACGTCGCGCCGGTCAGTGCGCCCCACTGCAGGGCATCCGGCGCAAGCCTTCATTTGCGTCCACCGGCGAGGCCGATGATCGACGCGATTTCGTACTCGATTTCATGGTCGGACAGTCCCGGCAGCACGTCCTCGCAGATGGCCTTGATGGCCCGCTGCCACACGTTCGCGAACTCGTCCTCGGTGAGACGCGAGAACGCGATGCTGTCGGCGATCAGGAACACTTCACCCGTCGCCTTCGAGACGATGTGCGAGCAGTGCCCGGCCTTGATCTTCAGCCAGTCGTGGACCTGCTCCGGGCTCTTGAACTGGTCGCAGTTCTGGTGGACGAGGTTGCACAGCGCCCACCACTTCCGGAGGGCCTTGTGGCTGCGCGGCCGCTGCACTTCGACCTTCACTACGTCACCCACGGGCAGGCGGCGTAGAAGGTCGGTAGCGGCGTCATCGTCAGGGGTGAGGCCGGAGAGGGTGCGCTTCATCAGTATGGCGGTCATGCCCGCTTCCGCCGCTCGACGATGTGATGCTTCAACTCCTGCCGCACGAGGTGGTGCACGTGCCCGGTGCTGGTGCCGATGTCGGCCGCGATCCGCGTCGGCGTGTTCTCGCGGAACAGCCGGTAGCGGCGGCGCACCTCGTCAGCCTGGTCGGCGGTCAGCTTCGGCGCCCGGCCGGTGAGCCCCTTCACGCGGCCGCCTTCATGTCGGCGAGCCAGCCGGCCGCGACCTCGGCGGACACGGAGAAGGCCGCGGCCACCGCCTTGATGATGTCGGCGTCGGAGGGCCGCTTGCGCGGCGCGGCCTTCACCGGGGCGGGCGGCGGCTCCTGCGCCTTGCGCAGCTCCTCCTGCTGCCGGGCGATTTCGGCGCGCTCGCTGGCAAGCCGGGCTTCCTCGGCGGCCAGGCGCTCGGCCTGCTCCCGCTGCTGGCGCGCGAGCTCGTCGCGCTGCCGGGCCAGTTCGGCCTCTTCCGCCGCCCGCTTGGCCTGCGCCTCGCGCTCGGCGGCCTCCCGGGCTTCGCGGGCGACCCGCTCCTCTTCGGCGAGCCGGGCGCGCTCGGCGGCTTCGCGTTCCGCCTGCTCGGCGCGCAGCCGGGCGAGCTCCTCCCGCTCGGCGGCGATCCGCGCCGCTTCGGCTTCCTGCGCCACGACGGCCGCGTGCATGTCGCGCAGCCGCGCAAGGCTGGCGGCCTTGGCGTCGGCGGCCGTGTCCTGGAACTCGCCGAACGTGTCGTCGATCTCGATGCGCTCGATGTCGCCGATGTGCTCGAGGATGTTCGCCGCGTCGCTGCAGCGCACGGACACGACGCCGCGGATCTCCGCGATCCGGTCCTGAATGCCCTTGACGCGGGCGGCCTCGGCGGCGGCGCGCGCCTCACGCTCGCGCGCCTTGCGGGCCTCCTCGTGCTTGATCTGCTGGTCGATCGGGCCCTCGAGCTTTTCGATCTCTGCGGTGATGCGCTTCGCGTCCTCGTCGAGCTTCTTGCCGAGGGCCAGGATCGGGGCCTTGGCTTCCTTGCGGATGCGCTCGACCTCGTAGCGCGGCTCGCGCAGGGCCCGGCGTGCTTCCTTCGCATCGTCCATGCCCTGCGTGGTCGTGACGTCGAAGACGACGCCTGCGTACTTCTCCCGCAGGGCCTGCAGGCCGGCGCCGACCGCGTCAAATTCGGCGAGCGCCTTGGAAACCAGTTCGATGTCCGTATTCACGCTGCCACCTTGTAGGCTTGGACTTGAGCGATGACCTCGTGCAGCTCGGCGTTGAACTCGGCGACCGCTGCCGCGAGGGCCGCGATGTAAACCTCGTCGCGCTGGACGCGGGCCACGAAGAGCGGGAGCCCCGGCCAGTACGACACGAAGTCGCACCACTCGCGCCCGCTGATCCAGAGCTGCCCCTGCACCTGGGCGACGTGCTCGGGCGGCAGGCGGTTGGCGAGCAGGACCTCGATCTGCAGGTGCGGGAGCTTCGTCTTGATCTCGGCGAGGCCGGCGGTGCCGATCAGGCTGTCCGGGCTCGCGCCCGCGTCACCGCGGCGCATGAACCCGACGCGCTCGGGCTCGACGTCGCGGACCATCGCGTACAGATCGCGCGCCTCGTCCTCCATGGCCTTGCCGCGCTCCATGTGGTCATTGGAATAGGACTCCATCGGCTGGCCCGTGAGGCGCTCGCCGACGAGCTTCAGCATGTAGGTCCGGCGGCCCTTGGATTCGCCGCCGCCGCCGCCGCGGCCCTTGGCGAGCACGGTCGCGAACTCGCTCGCGGTCGGGATGCCGGCGCGCGCGGCGAACCACTCGGCCGAACCCTGCTCGCAGTCGAAAATCTGCAGGCTCATGCTTGCCTCCGCTTGTTCTCGAGGGCCGCCACCGCGGTCCGGTAGGCCTTGGCGTGGATCTGGTCGAGCGAATCGACCTTGAGGTACTTGAGGAACGCGGCCTTGTTGGCGCCGACGTCCTCGATCAGCGCCTCGAGGTCGGCCACCTGGTGCGCGCTGATGGTCTCGGCCGGCTCGGCGCCCCGGCCGTCGTCGTCCATGTCGCGGGCGGCGAGGCCGGTCGCGGCGAGCAGCGTGTAGCGCTGCAGGTAGGTGACCGTCGAGCCGATCGCCTGGATGGCGTTCTTGCCACCGCTGTCGTCGGCCGTCGCGGTCATGGCGACGCGCTCGCTGTGCCCGAGCGAGTGCGTCATGGCGCAGGTCACGGTCACCTTGCCGCCCTCCTGGGTGATGTCCCAGCGGTGGCTGATCCCGACATCCGCGAGGCCCTTCGTCGCGGCCCCGCAGACGTCGGCGAGCGTGGCGTGGTCGTACTCGGTCGTGCCGCGCGCCGTGGTGAACTTGACGTGCTTGCCCTTGAGGATCTCGGGCGGGTTCGCCTTGAAGGCGGCCATGGCGGCGACGTAGGCCTTTCGTGCCTCGTTCGCCTCCCAGCGTTGCTGCAGGTCCATGAGCTGCTGCAGCCGATCGAGGTCGGCGCCGCGCTCCATTGCCACCTGCAGCATCTGCATCGGGGTCACCACGGCCACGGCGCGCGGCTCTGGAGCCGGCTGCGCCTGGACGAGAGCTTGTTCGGTCATGTTGCTTTCTCCGTCGTCTGTCGAATGCGGTCGATGAGGGCCACGAGGCCGCTGGTGTGCGTCTTGTCGCCAGGCGCCTGCCAGAGGGCCGTGTCGGGCCAGAAGATGTAGCGGCCGGCGACGACGAGGTGCTCGCCGTCCTCGCCGGGCCGGAAGTCGAT